CGTATTCGCCGGTCACCGGGTCTTTCCAAAAGAAACCTTTGCCGTCGTTGTCGGGGTCGGCGTTCTTCAATCCTTGAACGGTGATACCAACCTTACGGATCGCCTCGGGGTTGGTGGTGGCGATCTTGCCCCACGACGACATCACTTCTGCCCATGCGGAACCGAACGGTGCGACAATACGAAGAATGTCAGCAAAGTTGGATCGTTCGGTGGCGTTGTAGAACAGTCGCTTGGTTTCGTCTAGGGCAAAACCTTTTGCGTACGCATCTAACTGGTCAAGTTCCAGTTTGCCTTTACCGAGAACGGTTTTGCCGGTTACGATATCGCTGAGTTTCGTGGCAAGTTTGCTGTCGCCCACATAGTCGCTCAGCCAGTCAATGTTGAGTACCTTGCCCTCAGCGGAAGCGGCCTTCTGCAAAGTATCACGCAACACGGTGACACCCGTAGAAGTCAGTTCGTCAGCGAGGAAACCAACCTGCTTGTAATAGAACTGACGGAACGCTGGGGACTGCATCAGATAAGCAGACCGACGTGGGTATAGCGACGAGAAGAAGTAGTCGGTGGACTTATTCCAGCCAGCCAACATCCTTCGAACCTGAGGGTTCTTCCCAGCTTCGCCAGCCATTTGCGAACCCTCAATACGATACTTGTATGAGTCTTTCAGTTCTGCGCCGGAATCAATAAGTTTCTGAACTTCATCATCCCATTCGCGCGCATATCCTTTTCGTTCCGATTGCATACGCTGAAACTTTTGATCCGACACTTCAACGCGCTTTGTTTTGAAATCAAATATGTCTACAAGTTCACCATCAGCGTTACGAAAGGTGCCATCAGCGATTGCGTCAACAAGCAACTGATTATCTTTCGTAACCGACTGCAAACGCTTCGCCGCATAATCGTTCACAAAAACCCGAACCGTGTCCTCATTGATCGAACCATCAGCTTTGTAAATTTCAACTGTTCCAACAGACTTGCGACCAGCATCATCAGTCAAGGTGCGGTTCGTCCATCGACCTTGCAAATTACGCAGATACTTGCGACCGTATTCGGTGTTCATCAACTCTCTGACAAGTTCATCTGGGTCTATCCCCTGAGCTAATGATCGGGTAACGAAGTCGTCATGCAACAAACTCACTTCGTCCTGAATACCTTTGCGAAACTCTGGGCCGGACGAACGGCGAGCAAACGCCCAATTTTTCGTAGCGACCTCACGACGCGTACGCGAAATCGGATCGACACCTTCACGCAAACCCTGACCGACCGCCTCAGCAAACTCGTCCTGTGCGCCCTTCAACAACTTCTCGGCAGTATCAGGATCAAACGCCTGCCCCAATATGTCGCCACGGAACTTCTTGTATGACGCAATTTGAATCCATTGAACCGGATGAAACACGCCACCCTTCAACGTCGGCATAGTCGAAGTACGCAACGCCGAATCGGTCAAGTTGCGCAAAACATAACCGCCCGTCATCAAGGTAATGGGCCGCCAAATTTCCTGTTGAAAAGCCTCCAAAGCAGCCAACGGCATACGCAACTGACCAGCCTTAGTCGCATCACCAATGATGCCCTTCTTGCCGGTAACCCAACCGACCTTACTCATCATGCGTCGAACCTGACGAGGATCGGGCAACGTCACCGACAAAGCGCGCAACTGCTCAGATTCCAACGCTGCCGTAGCGATAGGTGCGTCAACGATCTTGCCGTCCGTGGTAGGAACCTTTGCGCCGAACGATGTTGGGTCACCGAGATCGTCGCCCGCACCATACGTCGCCTTGTTCTGCTTGAATTCTCGCATCTTTTCAATAAACAAACGGCGCGCATCATCAGGCACGCCCGCTGCTTCCAGCGACGCATCCATCACCTTTTGAAATTCTCCAACAACCTGATATACGTCACCGTTAGCGTCAACCAACGCCTTCGTGTAATCGTCAATCAGTTTTGCTCGATTCGTGTCCTCAACTTTGAGCAACTTCAAATAGTTGTTCATGTTGCGCACGGACTGTGCCGCGTCGCGAGGATTGCCCCCCTGCAACACAAGATGCTGACCGGGAACGCTAGCCATCCACTTAGAGACAAGATTAGACCTTCCGACAAGACCGGCCTTGATGTCATCCAATCGAGACAAGTTGATATCAGCAATATTGCGCGGGCCGGAAGTGCCGAGCGTTCCCTCCAAGAAATCAATTACCTGCTTATCAGTCTTTGCATCAACAACACCAGTCCAGAATGACGGATCGTCAACACGCGGAAAGATACGCATAGCCTCATCAACATTTTCAATCTTGGCGATGCGCTTCACAACCGCACCACCAGACGACGAACGCAACCAGCTCGCAACCTTGCCAGCATCAATCGCCGCAGACTCAGCCTCAGTCAAACCAGCCAACAAACGCAAGCCAGTCATCTCCGACGCACCCTTCACCGCACCCTTCGCCACACCCAAACCCGGAACAGACGGAACCGCCAGCGCAACACCAGCATCCACCAGCCCCGACAGAATGTTGTACTCCTTAGTACCCGGCTGCAAAAACGTGGTAGCGATACCGCGACCGATCGTGAACGCATGACCATCAATTTCGCCTCGATACTCGCGAGCGCGTTCAGCCTGCAACTGGGCAGCACGGCCACCCATAAACCAGCCTTCGCCAGCAACCTCATCGTTCGCAATCAACGTACCGATATCCGTTGAAATGAACCAGCCTTTCTGACCCTTCGGATTATCAGTAAACGGTTGGGCAACCAAACCGACAGCAGCCTGCGGGACAAAGTTCAAACCAGCCATCGTCCAACGCGACGCAGACTTAGCCTTGTCAACAATGTTTCGTTCCCACCACGACTTCTTCTTCTTTTCTGGTGGGTTACGGGTAGACCATTGGACGGCGTTCTTGGTGGCCTCAGCAATAATACGATCGGCAGCCTCGCGGGTCATAGCCCCCGACGCGACAGCCTTCGCAGTCGACAACACGGTTCCGGGGGTCGCGTACGGATGTGTCCGATACAAGTCGCCAGCAGTCTGCGCAATAGCAGGATTAGCGGTTGCACGATACGACTGTGCTTTCTGATCCAACTGATTCAACTCGGTGAACAGTTGATCTTCTTCGTCGGGTGTGAAATCCCATTCACTCATGCGGAGCCGACACCATACTTGGCGATCATGTCAGCCAAATCATCATTCGGGAACATCTGATACAGGACACGCAACTCGTTCAACACTTCATCTTCGGGGACGATGCGAGGCATCAAACCGGCCTGACTAGCGTTCGGGCCAGCACCGAAATCTGCGCCAGCAGTAATCGGCTCGGCAGGACGTTCCGTAGGACGAAACAACGGTTTCGCACCCGGACGCGGCGCAACCTGACCCGCCGTCTGCTGCGCTTGAACATCCGCAGGTGCAGACCCCGGCGCGACAGCCTGCTGACTCGCAGCCTGCTGCGCAGCCTGACCATACGTCTGCCCAGTAAACTGAACCTGCCGAGTCGCAGGATTACGAAGATCAGAACGATTCGGATACTCAGCCACTTACGCTCCCAACTGTGCCAACAAACCCTCAATACCCTGAGGGGCGGGCGGTGCCATCGGTGCCTCAGCACCCATACCGGGCATAGCCAAACCGGGCATCCCAGCAGGCGCACCCGCAGGTACCTCCTGAGCCTGCCGTTCCTTAGCAAGCTGATCAACCTCAGCAACAGCATCAAACAGGCTCATATTGTCAATCATCACTTTACGAACCAGCAACGCTAGATCGGCAGGCTGATACGGGCCGTCAGGGTTCGCAGCCTGCTGCTGAATTGACGACAACAACGCTGCTTCCACACCCTCCGACACAATCCGATCATGTTCCATATCCGGGTCAGAGATCAGAGGGTCAGCCTCACGCGCCGACTCTTTCGACATGAGTCCGGTGCCGACACGCTGACCCAACCCGATAATCAGATTGTTCACATCAGTACCAGCAGCCGAATATGCCACATAATGAAAGTCGGTTTCCCAAATCTTGTTCGGCACATAATCAACCTTGCCGACCGCAGCACGCCCAGCGATAAAGAACGACTTGCTGGTGTCACCCCAATACGCTTTCTCGATCGCGATAGCAATACGATCTTCTTCCAACATGGAAGATGCGAACAGTTCTTGTGCTTCCTGCACACGGAAATCCACGGTCGCTGCCAACACCGATTCACCGCGACGGCCAGTACGAATGTTCGTAGCCGACTCGCCACCGAACTCGGCAGGGATAGCACCTTCGAGTCGTTCCTGACGTTCCAAACGATCCAACGCCTGCTCGGTCTTATAGCCCGGATTGACCTGCTGAGTACGCAGATCGCCACCCTTGACAACACCCAACAAACCAGACTTGCCGTCAGCCAACTGCACAATCTCCGGGTTCTCACCGGGACGAGCCACCAAATATTCGTCAGGGAAAATGCCTCGCTCAATAGCGATTTCGGTGAGAGCCTGCAACCGGGCGCGCGTGTAATACATACCGAGCAAACCGTCAAACTGACCGTGCGGGCGGTTCAGGGTGATGCGCTGCGGAATAACCGCCAACGGCATACCAGTCCGGTTCGGGATGCGTTCCAGTTCAACAGCATCCGCACCCGACCGTTCAAACGGGGTCAACGACGGATCGTCCTGCTGACCCAACACACCCAACACCAACTCATGCTCATCGACATACTCGATGAGTGTGAACATGGTGTCGTACTCAACTTTGCCGACACGCAACCGGCCATCAACCAAAGCCCCATAATTCTGAATCAGCCACGAAAACGGCTTCCGATACGTGAAAATACAATCGTACGGAACCGGATTCTCCATGTCATCAGACGGACAAGGGAACGTGTCCAACGGGTTACGGATATGCCACTTCGGAGTCAACGTCTTGAAATCCGGCTTCAACACCACCGGACTGTTCGAGTAGGCGAGCAGATGGCGGGCGCGGCGACGCAACTTCATGTTCATCCGGTTCTGATCCCAGATACTCAACATCGCCTTCTTACGGGTAGCCGCCGAATCCTTCGACCGTTCCGACCCTTCCTTCAACGCCGGAAAAAACGGGGTCGGCATCGTCGACGAAACACGCATCGACATCTGATCCAAACCCTGAACAAGCAAGTTCGCCACCGACGACTTGGCGTTTCGGTCAAGCTCTGAGAGTGGGATCACTACGTCGCCGTCGGCAAGTTCCCTGACCTGTTGCATCTGCTGGTGAACGGGGCCGAGGTTCTGTCGGCGGGTTTTATATATCGCGACGATTTCCTCAATGGAACGCACTCAGACTCCTTAGGGCAAACTTACCCCTAAGGATAACAGAAGTGACCTGCTAAAAGGAAAGATACCGATGCGCTTCGAGTAGCCGATCGGGGTTGTCTCTGAATTTGCCAAGAGCTGTGTTGCACGCGAAGCATAGCAGGCCCCGGATTTTTCCTGTTTTGTGGCAATGATCTACTGCCAGCAAACTGAGGTGGCCGCCTCGTGTGATGTGTCTTTCTGGTTCTTTGCAGATAGCGCACACGCCGTTTTGTGCGGCGGCTAGTTGGTCGTATTCGGCTTGGGTGATGTTGTACTTGCGTCGGTAATGCTTTCGACGGTTCCAAATTCGCGCCATCTCTGGGTTCTTTTTTTGGTATTCAGTCGAGACGATGACTGCGCATTGTTTGCACCATGCCGACAGGTTTCGTGTTCCGTCTTTCCGTACATACGATGACGGCCCGAACTGTGATTCTTCTTTTTCTACTTTGCACCTAGAACAAGTTTTCATAGAGTCCTAGTGTATCACCTTTTGTTAGAGCCACGACGGTCGCCACATTCGGGGTGGCAGTTTCGGTTCCGTCAACTTCGGTGCGTGCAACAACGTGAACCAGAGAGCCATCGCCAAGTCGGTTCCCCGCTTCTTATCTTTCGTCCACGTCGAAAGTTCCTCCACCAGAGCGAGGGTTTTCCAGTTTGCGGTCAAAGTTGGGAGGCGAAGCGACCCTGATCGGACAACCGGAGGGATCAACGCTTCCAAACCGAGGTTCTCATCCAGTTTGTTGCGGCTGGTCGTATGCGGAATGACCATCACCTCACGGGATGCTTGCCAGCGACGCACAAAATCGTGTGCCAATAAGAACCTTTGGGCAGCGTTGATCTCAACAATGATGTGCGACACCGGATATCCCATCGTGTCGGCCCGCTGCACCCAATCTTCAAGAATTCCGGTGTACCTGCCGGTGGACAGGTCAAAGCCGAGTAGTTCTTCGGCGGTTAGTTTGACTCGTTCCAAGTCCACAACGTGATACAAACCGAGATCGGGTTGGACAACAGTCCAGATCACACCCCAAAAGTTCGCTGGTGACGGGTCAACCGAAATGATTGACACCCACGGTTGCCGTAGCAGGGGTGGCAGGTAGCCGGGTTGCCGGTCACGATCAATGCACCCCGTATAAAACACGCCGTCCGAGCCTGCGCCACCCGTCAACATGACCCGCTCAACCAGCTGATAGTCGGTATCAATATCTTCCTGCTGGTACACAACCCGAAATTTGGTTGGTTGGTTGTGTTTGATGAACGACAAGTCTTTCCACGGGAGACGCACCGGATCAAGAAGTGGGCCTTCCGGCCACGCTTTCGACCCCTTTGACCGTGACTTCGGGCCGGAATCCAACTCGTCGTAATACGCCCGATAGGTGATGTGATGATACTTCTGCTTTTTTACCGGGTCACGCAGTTGTTCCTCCACGGTCGCATCCTCACCGGATGCTTCACCCCAATCCTCAATGTCATCGTAGGTGACCTTGTTGAGACAATGGGCGTACAGGTCGCCGGGGCCAAGCCGCTGACCGATCACCGCCACCAAACCACCCGGATCGCAACGAGCCTCAGCCATCGAATCCCACCGTTCCAACAGGCGGTCACGCGCAACAGACTCCTTCGAATTCTCCGGTGACGCTACGTCGTCAAACAAACAGAGATCGGCACGATGACCAATGAACTCCGAATCAATACCGTACGCCGACACGGTGGGTTCCTTATTGTCCAACCCGCCAAACCCCATCTGCTCAACAATGAACTCCTCCGCACGCCACAACGAACCCGAAGCGGTTGGTTTGAACCTGCCGTAATCCTGCGCCAAACAACCCTCAGCATCAACCGCCAACCCCTTACGCACCAACTCCGGATCAACGATCAACCGCGTGGGCCGTTCAAGAGTTTCGCGGATACGACGCGAATACATTTTCGCCAACGTCTGCGAAATCGAGCCGTACAGCACACGAATACCACGGTTACGAACAATGCACCACACCGCAACATCGTGAAACAGGGTGGACTTGCCTGCACCCGGAGGACAGTTCAAAACAAGAAACTCTTTCTCCTCCGACTCCAAATATTGAACGATCCGATACGCAGCCTCAACCTGCCACGGTGACGGCACACGCCCTAGATAAACACGTCGAAAATAATCGAAATCATCCCAACCACGTTTCGCACGTTCCGACAACCGCTCATACGGAATAACAGGCGGCAGTTCTGCGATCTCGTCAAGGTTTGCACGCAACTTGTCTAACGACTTGCCGGAACGGTTCGCTTTATGGCTCGCAGTTTGCTCCGCGAAATCGGCGGCTTTCAACTCGACTTCAAGTTTGCGGCGTTTCGCATCCCACTTTTGGCCGGTGTTGTAATGAATCCCGGCGATCTTGCACGCTTCGGTGATCGAGATACCGGCAGCGCGAGCTTCCCAAAAACGAATTTTATCTTCGTTCGGTACGAACCGTCTGCCTGAGTTTTGGTTACCTGTCATGGTGTTCCCATTGTAAAGTGAAACGCCCGCCCCATGCTTGGCATCGGACGGGCGTTTCGGTGTGGGGGAAAGTGACGGGCCGGAGAAGAACAACAGCCCGTCAAAATCAGAATAGCACCTTGCACACCAGAACACAAGGTGGTAGATTGAAACCGTAGCGGGAAGCAAGGAACAGAGATGAGCGCAGAAGCATCGAGCTTCGTATGGCGATACTCGCCGTACACCGGAACCAAATTTGCGATCCACCTCGCCATCGGTGACGTAGTGAACGACACCAACGACAACCTGTTCTGGATGGCCACCCGAACCCTCGCCCAGAAAACCCGGTCAAACCGGCGAACCGTCCAACGAGTCATCGACGAAATGGTTGCTGACGGATACCTAGAAGCCGTCAAAGCCGCCACCCAACACCGCCCAGCCGTCTATCGGTTTATCCACAAGACCAGCCCGATGATCTGGGGTGACGAGTCCAGAGGCGACATTTCGTCCCTCAGGGGCGACATTTCGTCCCCCAGAGGCGGTCACAGACCGCCCGAACTAAATATAACTAAACATGAACCCAAACCTTCTTCATCATCTGACGATGATGGATTCAACAAGTTCTGGGCCGAATACCCCCGCAAAGTAGGAAAAGGCACCGCCCGGAGAGCATGGAAAACCGCGATCAAAAAAACCGATCTGGACACCATCCTCGAAGCCACCCTCACCTACCGGCTTAGCTGCTCCAAAGAAACCCAATACATTGCGCACCCGGCAACATGGTTGAACGGTGAACGATGGGCCGACAACCAAGAATCCTTGCACACTACAAACAAACCTGATCTTCCGGTTTGGGTGCCGTGCGGAACCTGTCAGAACGGGTGGATTGAAACAAACGACAACCGGCTAGCCCCCTGCCCCTGCACCAAAGGACAACCATGAACCCTCGCACCGACACCCTCCACAAAGCCGAACAACTCATCAACGGAGACCGCAACAACCAATACGGCCCACCCACCCAAGACTTCACCCGCACCGCCCAACTCTGGGCCGCATACCTCGAACACCCCATCCACCCACACGACGTAGCCGCCCTCATGTGCCTCCTCAAACTCTCCCGGATCGCATGGCAACCCGAAAAACACGACTCATGGATCGACCTCGCCGGATACGCCGCCTGCGGCTACGAAACCACCCTACAATCCTGACCATGAGCTGGAACGAACAAGACGCAACCATCATCGAACTACAAACCGCACTCATGCGCTACCAAGCAATCATCGACGAACTCAAAGACGAAAACGATGATCTCATCGACCAGTTAGCTGACAACGACGAACGCATCTACGAACTCGAATCCCACCCCCACCGCTACCATCGGCTCGCCGCCACCCTCGGAATCATCGCCCTCATCCAAACCATCAACCTCCTCATCTGCCTCCTATGAAATGGGCCGGAGACAACATCATTGATCACATGCTCGACACCATCCGCGACTGGAAAACCCAATCCCAACAATGGGAACAAACCGCCAAACAACTAGCCGACAGCCTCAAAACCGAACCCTGCACCCCCAAACAACAAGAAGCCCTCACCAACTACACCCGCCAAACCCGCCGCAAATACCGTAACAAAAAATAGGCCATTTGGCCTACCCCGATCACAGCTCCCAACTGCTACAATCAATACCACAACCGATCAGAAACGCAACACAGCGTACCCTCGTTGCACAGGGCGGGCTTCACACACGGAAACGTGGGTAGACCCCCCATGCCCCAGACGGCCCAAACCAACGGCACACAGGCAATAAGCGGGGGAGCAGGCAAGCGCAAGCACCACCAACAAACAAGACATGAGCCGTGTCACAAAACAAAGGCCGGGAATCCGACAGAGGCAACCGGATGGGTGGCATAACAACTCTTTATCTTCCCTCCCCCCAGAGTGGTTCGCGCCACACCCACGCAGCACACCAAACAAAACCACACACACCGATCACAAGTAATATCTACCTCCCCGGCGCGGGCGCGTCGGCAGACCCCCGGTCGAGGCTGGCAGCCGGACGAGTCGAGGGTCGAATAGTTGCAGAGTGCAAGCGTCCTGACATAAGGGACATTATGGGCGTGGCTACCCTCCCCCTAAAGCCCCCACCATTCGGCAACAGACCACCACCCGGCGCGCTGGCCGGACACGCTGTCGACCACCAGCTCACACCATCAGCAGCACATGGGCCCGAACCATCCGACCCTGTGTGTTTCGGGAGAGCGTCGCGCCTATCTGGTGGGTGTGGTGTGTTGGTTGGTGGTTGCCGGGTTGGTGTTGGTTGTTGACTTGTTGGGTGTGGGTGGTAGTTTGTGGGTGTGGTGGTCGTGGGGATCGCCCAAGAGTCAAGGAGAGTGGAAATGGGTGAGTTGGTGGCTAAGTGTCAGTCGTGTGGGTCGACTGAGTATCTGTATGAGGTTCAGCCTGTTGGGTGGCTTCCTCAGTTCATGTGTGAGGACTGTCGCCATAA